TTGGCATAGCACTTTACAATGCAGAGTCCTTTGCATTATTGCAGAGTACTTTGTCTATCCTCGCACTTTACGGCGCAAAGTTCTTTATTTCGCAGAGTGCTTTACAGCGCAGAGTACTTTATAACGTAGAGTACTCTATGGGGTATACCCCTCTACAGTGTAAAGTACCTAAGTGCCCCGAGGGGGCTTGATAGAAATAGCATGTGTCATACCAAAATAGAAATAATGTGTGTCAGGGTAAATCTATCTCAGTACAAAATAAATAGAGTCTCATAATATGGTTCCATAATACAAAGTAAGTCCCATCCTCCTCTCTTGCCCTCTTTCCTCTAACTCCTCCTCAGTCAATCACTTAGCCCCTCTTGACACTTCGACCAATCCATGCTAGGATTCGACTCGGCGGGGGCAGTCCGCCCTTCACTTCATACTGTCATTCCATAAATCTAAATACTGTGGAGATGATAGTATGCCTATTGGTATAGTTTCAGATGATGACTTTCTACTTGAACTAGAAAGAGTCTCATCATCTAAACCTCAAGCCCCTAGAGTAATTGAAGGAACTGTAATCGATAAACCATCTAAGGGTAGATCAGATGGTGACAATAATGTCCCTGACTCTCTCCGCAAGATCATCGGTGAGACAGCAGTAATTGACGGGAGACAGGCTGCACTAGGTTTGGCAGGAATGTTTGGAGTGTCTGCGTCGTCAGTTTCCGCATACACCAAAGGTGCAACCTCTACTGCCTCGTATGAGGCACCTAAACCTTCCATCATTTCTCATATCAATAAATCTAGGAACAGGGCAATTAAGCGAGCCTCACGCACTCTCAACTCCGCACTCGGTTCCATCACTCAGGACAAGTTAGATTACGCAGATGCCAAGGATTTAAGTGGCATCGCTAAAGACATGTCCGTCATCATTAAAAATCTTGAGCCTCCTCCGTCCGTCACATCAGACGATGGAGTGAAGGCTCCACAGTTTACAATTTACGCTCCCACATTTAGGGATGAGCGTTCATTTGAAGTCATCAACGTCAACGAGTAATAGGAGAGTCAGATGCCAACAGTGCTACACCCAGATCCATTCAATGCTGTTCTTCTCTCGTCTCCTGCTCTGGTGGTGACTGATGAACAGTCGAAAGTAATTCGTAGGATTCTTGAGACTGCGTGTTCAGATAATCAATTCGCTGACAAGGCATTCAAAGCAATCATGAAAGTCTTGACTTCAGTTCCTTCTGTCCCACCAGTAGTTTCCTCACTCACTCCTAATTCAGCGGAGATAGGTGATCCATCATTCGTTCTGCATGTTCACGGAACTGGATTCAAATCTGATTCCATCATTGTATTCGCCGGACAGGAAGAACCTACTACATTCGTTTCTGCAACGGAGATTACAACTGGCGTGAACATGAGTGTGTGGGTTGGACCTGATGCACTCCCTGTTCATGTACTGAATCCAGATGGGATTCAATCAGATCCGATGACATTCACATTCACTGACGGTACCCCTGCTACTCAATCAGGTCTAGTTGGTGTACCGAAACAATCAGGTCCAATCGTTACACCAATGCCCACAACGAAGAAGTAGTTCAGAGAAAAGAGGACAGAGTGCCCAATAATTTGATTGATAAGCCGTATGCGTATCATGCGCCGAGTGCAGATGGATTGAATAAAATCACTCGACTCCGTAAAGCATTCTCAGATTTAGAACGACTAATTCTCGAAGTATGTCCTAACTCTCGTCAGCGTTCATTGGCAGTCACTCAGAATGAACAGACTGCGATGTGGGCAATTAAAGCAGTAGTGTTCAACGATCCAGATTCTGAAGTTCATGGTGGTCAGTAGTTCGATGAAGGAAAGAAGATGCCAACACAATTACTTTCATTAGGCCCACCGACTACTCTAGTTCAGAATGTCGTATACGCACTCCCCGCTCAATTATGTCAGATCAATGCGTCAATCGCGTGTGAAGTCTCGTCAAATCAATCGACGTGGACTGCACTAGCCAACGACACAGCTACATCGGCGGGATTCATTCGGTGTCCTACAGGTAATGCAGTAGTTACAGTCAAGTCAGCTACTAAGGTAGGTTCACCGAGTGGAGGTGGATCACTACCTACGGCTGCATTAGGTCAGGTTCTTGTGAGTCAAGGTGCTGGAGTTGCTCCAGTATTCAGTGACGATGTAGTATTGAATAGTGCTAATCCTGGTATAATTCTAATCGATAATAGTCAACCAGCAGATCAGAGACGATGGCATATTTGGCCTATGGCTGGTGGATACTTTAACTTTGATTGTGAGAATGATATTGGTACACTAATCTCTCGTATTGTATACTTGAATCGTAATACAGGTCAACTAGTTACAAATCAGGCTATTTCTTGTCCAGTCATTGTAGTACAGAATAGAATTGATTTATTTGAGGTTCCTGTGAATGGTGTGAATGGACAGACGATAGGCGCAATCGCAAACTTCAGTGACAGTACAGTCAATACACCTGGTGCAACTGTAGCGGGTGGTGGTTCATTCCATGTACTGGCTCGATGGAATGGAACGAATTGGAAGGTGATTGGCGTATGAAACTATTCGCTTTCATTACTTTCATTACACTGATCATCGGAGTAAGTGCGTGTGATCGGACCTACTACTATGGTACACCAACTACTCCTACTCCAACTCCAGTTACACCAGTAGTTACGACGAATAAGATAGAGTTCAGAGTAATCGGTAATGCGTCATCAGTTCGAGTTCGATACAGTGATCCAATAGACGGATTGAATCAGACGATTACTACTCTACCATATTTCATTTCATTCACAACAGATCAGAAGTCGATGTTCCTTTCACTCGATGTGACTCCATTAGGCTACGGATTGGGAACTACTGCACCATTCATTGGAGCGCAGATCGTAGTCAATGGCGTGTTATTTCGTGAAGCTACATCAAATGACTTCCTGATGGGAACAGTTTCAATCAATGGAACTTGGCGTCAATAATTGTGGTCAGTTAAGGAGAGATTATGTTTGGAGCATTAAAGAAAGCAGTTCGTCCCGTTGCTAATGCGGTGAATAAAGCTCCAGGCATGAATAAACTGACTGGTGCCCCAGGAATGAATGCAGTTAATAATGGAGTAGGACGCGCACTCGGTATCGGTCCATCAGTTCCACCACAGATGCCGCCGACACCACCGCCGGTCAATCCACAGATGGCGGTACCACCACAGGGATCACCAATGCCGGGACCGCAGGTGATGCCACCAATGGCAATGAAACCACCGATGCCACAAGGAATGCCTCCACCACCTCCTGGTATGGGAGGACTTGGACCATCAGCGCAGATGATGAATCCGCGTAGGAAACAACAGTTCGGTCAATACACTCAATAGTTGTTGGGAAGATGGCAGTATTTTCGTCAAATGAGTGGAAGCCAACTCCTAAACAAGAACTATTTCTGTCTCTACCTACTACAATAAAGGAAGCATTCTATGGAGGTGGAGCGGGTTCAGGTAAGTCTGATGTGCTTTTACTCTATGGGATAGTACACAGATGGCATGAACACCCAAAATTCAAACAGGTGTTTATGCGTAGAACTTACCCCGAACTACGTAATGAGATTATTCCTCGAAGTAGAGAACTATATAGAAAATTCGGAGCAACTCTTAATAAAACTGAAATGTGTTGGACATTTCCACGCGAAGATCAGTACGGTTCAGGTCGAGCAAATGAGGGAGCAATGATCTTTCTAGGTCATTGTGAGAATGAAGATGACGTTCATCAATACGATACGATGCAAATATGTCTCTACACTCCTGATGAGTTGACTTCAATCACCGAATGGATTTACACTTACATCACATTTCAGAGAAATAGAGCACCGAAGGACAGTGGACTACCATCTATCACCCGCGCAGCGGGGATGCCTGGCGGTATTGGACATACTTGGACATATAAGAGATTCATTAAACCATATCCGAAAGGCGGAAAAATAATTGTCGGACGTGGTGGAAACAAGCGAATCTACGTTCACTCTACACTCGAAGATAATCCCCACATCGATCCAACATACAAACAGTCACTTCAGGGCATTACTATTGAAGCTGAGCGAAAAGCCAAACTGCTTGGTGATTGGGACGCGTATCAGGGTCAAGTCTTCGATGAATTTAGAGATCGTAAGTTTGAAGATGAACCATCAAATGCGATTCATGTGATTGAACCATTTGAGATCCCACAGTGGTGGCCACGTATCATGGTTGGCGACTGGGGATTTCGTGCAATGACATGGATTGGATGGGCTGCAATCAGTCCACATAAGCGCGTGTACATTTACCGCGAACAATATTGGGTTAAAACTAAGATAGCGGAGTGGGCTCCTCATGTCAAGTTGTATATCGATAAAGAGTCGCCCAGACTAATCAGGTTTTGTAAGAGTGCGGGTCAAGATCGTGGGCAGGAACACACGATTCAGCAACAGATTGAAGACGAGTTACAACAACCTGTAGAGTTGTCAAACAATACTCCAGGTTCGCGTGTCGCCGGCAAGCTACTGATTCATGAGTATCTCAGATGGCAACCGAAGTTGGTTAATCCATCTGAAGTAGGTCAGTACGATGATGAGTATGCAATGTGGATTATGCGGAATCGAGGTATGAATGAGTATAAATCTTATCTCGCCTCATTCAATCCGCAGGAACCCGAGACCAATATCCCAAAACTCCAGATTTTTTACGGGGCGTGTCCGGTACTCGTCGAAGCAATTAAGGCATGTTCTTATGACAAGCCAAAAGGTAATAAGGTTGCGGAGGATATTGCCGAATTTGAGGGAGATGATCCGATAGATGGCTTGAGATATCTTGTGGACGCTGCTGAAGGATTCTTCGATGAATCGAATCAGGAATTCAAGCGCGTACAGGCTCAAGAAAATCTAGTAAATAATCTGAATCGTACTCAGGATTGGACCGCCTTTTACCGCAACATGAATAAAGTCGAGTCTAACGAACTGGATCAGATTAAGCCCGTGTCGAGATATCGTCATTAGTCAACAGAAAGAGAGTTAAGATGCCGTATTCGAGAACAGCGATTATCACGTTTCTAGATGGTAATGGTGGATTGTCACCTGATCAGGGACTTCCACCTGTTCAGGGTCGTCCAGATAATTCACTTCCTGGACTTCCACCGTATGCGAGTGGACAGCCTGTACCGGGTGGTGGAGCAGTTCAACTACCTGTGTATCCATACGATCCAACTGCTCCTGACAATTCACTTCCTGGCCCTACACCACCTCCTGTCGTGTGGCCTCCGCGTCCGGGTAACAGATTCATTGTGAAGTATCTCGCGTGTGTGGGACTGATTTTGGTTCCAGACAATTCACTTCCTGAAACACCTATGCCGGAACCTAAGTAACTGATTGAATAAATACGAGTCAGAAATGTTCAATGAACTTCTGCGAAAGTGGTTTGGGCTTACACCCGACTTGTGTTTAACATGCGAGGTTTTACGTGACCAGCTTGATAAAAGCGAAGGCGAGCGTAAAGAACTACTCGCACGGTTACTAGAGAAGGATAAGCCCGAACCATTTGTGCAGGCGAATGAAGAACCAAAGGCGATTACGCCACAGTTTACACCCTGGCGCGTGCGTCAACAACTACTAGAGCAGGAAGATCGTAAGAAAGCTCAACTGATGCGCGATAAATCTAAGGAAATTGCAGAGTTAGAGAAGGAACTACTTCATACGGAAGGGGTGAAGTGATGCCATACACAGAAGTTATGCACAAATTCAAACATGGCGCACTTCATTCTGGTTCTAAATCTGGACCCGTTGTAAAGAATAGACAACAGGCTATTGCAATTATGTTGTCTGAAAAGAAAAAAGGAATTGGACCATCAGATCATGTGGTTCACCGAAAAGCGAGGAAGTAATGCCTCTTCTAACAGTAGTTTTAGTTCTGATAGTCGTTGGTGTACTTCTAATGCTAGTGAATCGGTATGGCGCGGCATTCATCGATGGAACGATGTTGAAACTCATTAACATCGTTGTAATAGTAGCCGTGATTCTTTGGCTTCTAAAAGTTTTCGGTGTGTGGGATTATCTCAGTAAAGTGATGGTATGACATGAGTGTAAAATCCAAATTAAAGACAATTGGAAAAGTCGCACTCAAGGTCGCACCATATGCTGCGATGGCTATCCCAGGTGTGGGTCCATTAGCAGCAATGGCTATCAGTGCAGGAACTAGTGCAGCATCGAAGAAATTAGAAGGCGGTAGTTGGAAAGATGCGGCATTAGCTGGTGGTATTGGTGGAGCTACAGGATACCTGGGTGCTAAGGTTCCAGTCAAAGGAATCGGACCATCAGCAGGTGTAGCGAAAGCCGTCACTAAGGGAACTATTGCCAAGAATATTGCAGGTAATGTTGCGAAGAGTGTGCTAACTAATGCTGCCACTGGTGGTGGCGGACAGGCAATGGATGAAAGAACTGGTGGCGAAGGACCAGACTGGAGATCCATTGCAAATCAAGGATTGCGTGTCGCCCAAAGTAGAATGTCGAATGGTGGTTCATCGAATGCTGGCCCATCAACAGGTGGGGCTAGAACTGCACCAACGTATGATGAGAGGCCACAAATGTCAAGCATCATGCCGCGTGGTGGGTATCGATACAATGACAATCCAATGAATCAGGAAGATCAGTCCAGTCCGAATCTAGCACAATCAATATTCCAAGGTAGACAACAGGCGATTAAGAATCAGCCGTTCCGTCATGGATATGATGTGACTACGAACATCGGTGATCCTGATGAAGAAGGCAACTACAAGACTAAAGTAACCAGAATGCCACGAATTTATTCTGGTAATGGTAGAAGGTAATGGAAAAAGAACTGTCGGACGACGTAAAGAGACAGCTTAAATTCATCGTCGATCACTTCGATGACGAGGATCGTGCTGTCCGTGATCGTCAAATAAGACAATGGCGTAGGCTTAAACTATTGTGGGAAAATATTCAACATACTTATTACAGTGAGGTAGCTCATGACTGGCGTATCCCAGAAAGTGAAAGAGCTGGTGAGGAATCTGATCAGGGATTCTATGACAAGCCAGTCAATATCTACCGTGCCTACCTTGAGTCTATTATTGCTGCTCTTTCTGTCACTGTGCCTCCTGTTACTTGCTATCCTGATGATGCAGATAACCCGTTAGATATCGTTACGGCGAAGGCAGGAGATAAGATTGCTGCACTGATTTTTAAGCACAATGATGCTTCCTTGTTGTGGCTTCACGCACTATTCGTTTTCTGTACTGAAGGAATGACGGCGTGTTACTCCTACGCAAAAGAAGACGAGAAATACGGAACATACGAAGAAAAGAAATACGAAGAAGATACACAGCTTCAGGAGACACCGATCTGTCCTATGTGTCAGACGGAGATGGCAGATCCGTCCATCGTAAGTGCGCAGGAAGATAAATTTCAACCTGGTCCAGAAGATGCACCAGTAAATAATGCCATAGATCAGGGATTAGAAGTATGTCCTAACTGTGCTCAACAGGTCATTCCTGACATGAGACACAGTACCATTGTGATGACTCGACTCGTTGGAATTACAAAACGTCCAAAGAGTAGAATCTGTCTTGAAGTTAAGGGTGGATTGTTCGTTAAAGTTCCTGTGTGGGCACGCACTCAGGCGGACTGTTCATATCTCATCGATTCATATGAGACACATTTCGCTAATGTCATCGAACGATACCCTGAACTACACGACAAAATTTCAAAAGGTTCAAATAGTTACGATTTATACGAACAGTGGGGACGCACATCCCCGCAGTATCGTGGAGAACATCCAATCAACAATGTCACGGTACGAAATTGTTGGTTTCGTCCTAGTGCCTTCAATGTATTGAATGAGGATGAAGCGAAGGAACTCAAGAAAGAATATCCTGATGGCGTGAAAGTCGTCGTCGTGAATGATCAGGTTGCACATGCGTGTAATGAAGCTCTTGATGATTACTGGACTCTCACTTACAACCCTCTGTCGGATTACATTCACTTCGATCCGCTTGGTTTACTTCTCACTTCGGTACAGGACATCACCAACGATCTCATTTCACTCGTTTTACAGACTGTCGAACATGGAATTCCGCAGACGTTTGCAGATCCTAAAGTATTGAATTTCAATGCTTACCGAAATAGTGAGGTAATTCCAGGTGGAATCTATCCAGCAACACCAAAATCTGGTAGAGCACTATCGGAAGGCTTCTATGAGGTCAAGACTGCTACTCTCAGTCAAGAGGTATTACCTTTCGCCCAGAAGATACAGGAAATTGGACAAATGGTCTCGGGTGCATTACCTAGTTTATTCGGCGGGCAGATGTCAGGTTCTCGTACTGCTTCCGAATACAGTATGTCCCGATCCCAAGCCTTACAAAGACTCCAAACTACCTGGAAAATGCTCCTAAGTTGGTGGAAAAATGTGTTTGGTAAGGTCATTCCTCTTTACATTGCTGAAATGAAAGATGATGAGAAGCAGGTAAAGAAGAATGAGTTCGGGAACTTCGTAAATGTGTTCATTCGTAAGTCAGAACTTGAAGGAAAAATCGGTTCAGTTGAATTAGAGGCGAATGAAAATCTGCCAATCACATGGAATCAGCAGAAAGATGCTATCATGGAATTGTTTGGCATGAATAATGATGCACTGATGGAAACATTACTGTCACCTGAGAATATTCCTTACATCAAGAAGGCTATTGGACTCACAGACTACATTATTCCTGGTGAAGATGACAGACAGAAACAATACGAAGAAATTGAACTACTCATCAACTCTGAACCTATTGAAATGCCACCAGATCCAATGATGATGCAACAGGCGATGATGAATGGGATGCCACCACCGCCGCCACAGCGATTGCCGTCCATAGACGCGGATTTCGATGTGGATAATCATCAATTGGAAGGGGATATTTGCCGTAGATGGCTAGTTGGTGATGCCGGTAGACTCTGTAAAATGGAAAATCCCCCAGGATATGAAAATGTCTTATTGCATATGAAGATGCACAAAGACATGGATAATGAAAAGCAAATGCAACAGATGATGCAACAAGTGCCCCCTGAACAACCACCGATCCCTGGCAAGGGTCCAAATCCGAATAAAACACCACCGCCCGTAAGTATGGGCCAACCGTTTGGAGTAGATCAAAATGAACCTACTGTTCAATAGTTTAATTCGAGTATATTTCGCTGCCACTGAAGGTGGTGGCGGATCTGAATCTTCAGAATCCGAACTAGAAACACTAGAGTTGTTGAATGAAGAAGATCCTGTTGAGACTCTTGAACTACCTAAAACGAAGAAAGAGGCGACGGATGATACTGACGATGATGAGACAGAGAAGGAAGATGGGGACGAGGAAGAGGAAGTAGACGAACTAAAGGAAATTGAAGAAGAACTAGAGGGTCCTAAAGAGGAAGATTTAGAGTTAACTACGCCAGTTCGTAGGCGTGAGATTCTAGCTAAATATCCTCAACTATTTAAGGACTTTCCGTATCTTGAGAAGGCATATTATCGTGAGCAGCAGTTCACTGAATTGTTGCCGACGATTCAGGATGCTCAGACTGCTGTAGAAAAAGCTAGATTCATGGACAATATTGACCGCTCTTTAATGAGTGGAGATATTAGTCAGGTTCTTGCAGCAACGAAGAATGGGGATCAGGAAGCATTCTACAAGATTGCTGATAACTACTTACCCGCACTCAGGAGAGTAGATCAGCAGGCATATTATCACGTACTCGGAAACGTGATTAAAGATACCATCGTGACGATGGTGAAAGAGGGTCGCGCATTAGGTGATCAGGGAGCGCCGTTACAGGCAGCCGCTAATATTCTGAATCAGTTTGTATTTGGTTCACAGAATTTCACCCCTGCTACGACCCTTTCACGTCAGTCAGATCCGCGTGAACAGCAGAGAGAATATCAGATTCAACAAGAGAATCAACAGCGGTTCATGGGTCAGTTTGAGTCCACAAGAAGTGAATTACAGACGAAAGCTGACAATGTATTGAAATCCACGATAGATCAGAACATCGATCCACGTAAGACGATGACTGATTACGTAAGGAAAAACGCAGTCAGAGAAGCGCACGAAACTCTTGAGGACTTGATATCTAAAGATTCAAGGTTTCGTGGACTGTTGGATAGGCTGTGGGAGAAGGCATTTGAACGTGGATTCGATAAAGATTCCACGGATCGGATTAAATCTGCGTATCTTTCAAAGGCTAAGACACTGTTGCCATCAGTGATAAAAAGGGCCAGAAATGACGCTTTGAAGGGGTTAGGCAGACGAGTTTCGGATGATTCTATGGAAGACGAAGAAAGATCGACCTCTAAAAAGGGTCCAATTACGCCTGGGAAATCCACTTCCCCCTCTAGTAGTGGAAGAATAAAAAAGGCATCAGACATTCCTCGTGGGATGTCTACACTTGATGTGTTAATGAAGGACTAGGGGTGTTGAAATGGCTGTTTCCGAAGCACAAGTAGCAGCTACGGAACTTGAACGGGTTGTACCGAAAGTCCGTGTGCTGTTTGAACGTGATGACAAGTTCTACTCGAACATCAAGAAACGGGATGTGGAGAAGATTTCACACCGTCAAATGAGAGTTCCGCTAGAACTGAGGCCAGGGGGTAGTTTCCAGTATTTCAATCCAGATGGTGGTGATCTGGGTCGAGGTGGTGGGCCTACTTTCGATAAGGCTGTTCTGAACTCAGTATTTCTCAGTGAGAATATTGAGTATACGAAGTTGGCTCAGTGGGCAACTGATGACGACCGCAAAGCAATCATCAATTCTGTTCGCCGTCTTACGGCCACAGCATTGGATGAGATGCGTCGTCAGTTGGATGCTCAGATGATGCAGACTGGTGATGGTGTAATCGGTGTGGTTACGACTGATACACCTGCTGGTGGATCGAATGTAATCACTCTGACTACGGATGGATTCGGTGCGCGTCTGATGCGTTATGGTCAGACGGTTCAGATTTGGGATACTGCACTGGCTATCAACCGTGGTTCAGGGACGATTACACAGTGGGATGTGGAGAACAAGTCTATTTCCATCACTCCTCAGATCGCTGGAGTGGGTGTTGGTGATAAGATTGTGACTGCTGGACTTGCTTCACCTGCATCACTTCCTGCGTTGTTCGGTGTACCGTATCATCACTCTAATGCGAGTTCTGGTACGTGGCTTGGATTCTCACGTAGCACAACACCTGAAATTCGTGCAAATCGAGTCAATGGTGGTGGCGCTGCACTGACTCTCCCGCTTCCTCGTCTTGCTATCAACAAGATTGGGAATCGTGTGGGTATTGAGAATTCATTCTCACCGAAGGCGTGGACGCATCCTTGTCAGCAACAGGCTTATGAGGAGATTGGTCAACTCGTAAGCATCATCCAGAAAGCTGCTAAGGAAGAATCACTGAATATGTATTTCGGTGGTTCCAATATGCAGTTGGCTGGTGCTCCTGTCACTCCATCCTACAACTGGGACAAGACACGCATCGACTTCGTTGTGGATGAAGTGTGGGGCCGTGCAGAGATTCTTCCAATCGGCTTCTACAAGACTGATGGACGCCAGATTTTCGAAATTCGTGGCGCATCAGGTGGAGTAGCCGCAGCGGAAATCTTCTACATGGTGGTGGGTATGCAGGTTTACGTAAGTAACCCGGCGGCATGTAGCTATATCGATAACTTGGCTGTACCAATCGGATATTGAACATCTGGAGGCTGTATGGACTTGGTGCAGAACAAGGAAAAAGTTTTGAGATTACTAGAACAACGTACTAATGTAATTTCAGAAACAGGTTGTTGGGAATACGAAGGTAAGAATAGTGTAGGATATGGTCAGATCACCATTGATGGTGAATTTCACTATGTCCATCGTATCTCGGCAATTCTGTTCTTGGGGTATAATCCGATATACTCTGAGCTTCTCCATGTTCTGCATCATTGCCATAATCCCTGCTGCTGGAACTTTAACCATCTTTACATTGGAACAAATGACGAGAACATTGCAGATAGAATGAATGCAAATCGTTCCCGTAATCAGAATACCGATTCAACCCATTGTAAACATGGTCATGAGTTTACAGAAGAAAATACCTACTGGTGTTTAAGTGCCAATGGAAATAAACGTCGCCAATGCAGAGAATGTAAGGCGATAGTAAATCGAGAATCTAAGCTACGAAGATTTGGAAAGGTAGGTTAGTATTATGCCCCTTGTGGCATCCGATTGGGCGCAGCTTAATCCTGTAAACAACTCTGTTCCTGTTACGATTCCATCGGCGGCAACTATTGCGCCGACTGGTTTTCTGACAGTGTTGACAGGTAACGTGGCGGTATCAACTATCACTCCGCCCGTACCACACTCACACATGCTCGCAATTCAGTTCGCTGGAACTGGTGGCGTGGCATCTGGAGGCAACATTCTGACAACGACCGCATCAGTCGCAGGTCAGGTTATGTTGCTCGTATACAATCCGGCTTCGGGTAAATACATCCCAGTCGGCTAGTTAACGGAGTCATTGCAATAGGTGGAGGTGGGAAATGATTCCTGGATCAGTATCTAAACTGTCAGAAAGTACGGTAGCATCAGCGGATACGGTTACTGCAAAATCGGATATTTTGTATGTAACCGGAACTG